CATCCGGCGCAATCGAAATTCCTATATCTTGACAAGAATTTAGCAATATTTGAGAGCTGGAAGGACTATTAGGGATAAATGATACATGGTACAGAAGGAGATCTGGTAGTATTACTGATTTTAATGAATTTAAGGAGGTTGGATATATGTTTGTTGATAAAGTCCAATCATTGGATAATAAACCCAATACATCAAGTAATTACGGATTTTTGGAAACGATTGCTATTAATGATGTCACCCTCAAGCAAACTCATGTAGATTTTCAGAGCAGATTTTTTATTCGAGTATGTAATAATGGAACTTGGACTGATTGGAAACAAATACAAACAACATAGTATTAAAAATAAGTCATATTTTAATGAGATAAAACGGATGGGTGCCGGTCCACACCCGTCCGCTCCTCATGTTACCAAATAATTATAGTATTTCTACATTTTCAGCATCATCCAGATTCTCATCAACTATATTCATGGATGAAGACAGGTCAACAAAACTAGAATCCAAAAACAAAGCACTTACACGAAATGAAGCTGTGTTTGTCTTACTCCGAACGAAGAGGGAACCATCTTTTCGTTTGAACTCTATTTCAGAAGTTATACTACCGTTGACTTTCCTTATGATATAGGAGTTACCAGTATTACTATTAATAAAGAACATACCTGTAACGCCACCCCAATATATATACAATATTACACCGACATAGGAGTTGCCTGAATTCGCTATGCGAACGATACATACTTCTTGAACAGAGCCTTTATTGCAAGCCAATACAGGAGAAAGAACACCTTTCCTTAATAGCCCTTCACTTCCTAAATTGGCAATCGGCATTAGTCCTTCCAGCTCTCAAATATTGCTAAATTCTTGTCAAGATATAGGAATTTCGATTGCGCCGGATGGTAAATCTAGATTGTTTTCATGGCTTAGATTGAGCCCCCCATTCGTGCCAATGCACAATGTACTGATATACACGTATGCTGATGATTTTACATAAACAATGGTTTTGTTCTCTTTTTTTTGATAATAAACATTAGTTAAATAGGTTCCTCTTTTTATCGAATTAACGGATAGACCATCGCTATATCCTGTTAATAAAACAACAGACGGAGATGAATTTTCATGGTTCTTAAATACTGAAATAAGCATTGATATTTCTGTTGTATCATTTTCAAATTCGGCAATTTTACAATACTTCTGCTGGTCTTTTTGATATGAAGTGGTCATTCTTTGAATTGATGGCATCAATCCATCTTTTTCACTCGTTGCAACACCTATCAGTTCTTCCAGAAAGATTTGTACCAATGACCTTTGTATTACAATATTATTTTAAATGTTTGTTGTATGTTGGTCTGTATATAGTTTATTCTGTGCATTTTTTATGCATAAGATTTTTCTTAAAAATATTTGTTATAACTTTGCTATCACAAATAACTGAATGTGTTTTTATTTTTTGATTCATTAAGCTTGGATGTTGTAAGGCATCTTGCTAGCAAAGCAGTTTGTATTGAAAAAGGCAGGATTGGTGAATCCCGCCTTTTTTATGTTCTTTATTCAAAGAGACGCAAAATATATTATTTCAGTATTTCACCTTTTTCATTGAAGAACACCGTACTTTCAGTTCCTTCCTTGTCTGTCAGAACAACCTGATAGGTCTTGCTACCATCCTCTGCCGCTTCCACCGCCGCTTCCTTGACGGTTGATTCCGCAAAATTTTTGGCGATTGCTTCCGTTACCGCTGCCGGAAGGTCTTTCACTTCAATAGGGGTGAAGTCATTTACTGCCATGACTGTTTCAACACCTGAGGTCAAATTTTCGGCAAATGCCACTGTTGTTCCTAATCCCATTACCAATGCTACTGCAACAAAAAATTTTTTCATAATCTTATATTTTTAATGGTTATTGTTTTACGATAATGATAGGACAATTTTTATGCCAAAAGAATAATTAAACTGATTATCAGTTAGTTAATATTTTACTAATTATATGTAAAATGGAAAAAATCCTCATATAGTGTGGGATGATGTGGAAATGTTCCACATTGATACCTTTCTTCTATTAATCTTTTCGCACCTTTGCAGAAAAATGGATAAAATCAGATACCGTCTTGTATATAATCGCCAGAACACACTTAATAAGCAAGGCACGGCCCTTGTACAGGTTGAAGCCTATTTGAACCAAAGGAAAATCTACCTGAAGACCAATGTTTACCTCAAACCGGAGTGCTGGAGCCGTGAGGGGACACAAGTCATTAACCATCCCCAATCTAACGAACTCAACGCAATGCTCTATGAATACATCCTGTATCTGCAAGGTATAGAGTTAGGATATTGGAAGCGCGGAATACCTGCCACACTCTCTTTGCTGAAAGATGCCGTCAAAAAGAAAAGTGCCGTGAATGTCAGCTTCTTCACTTTCGCTAAGTCAGCCATTGACAATTCGGACAAGAAACAGTCCACCAAGGACAACCTGCACTCTACACTGGCGGTCCTGCATGATTTCCGTTCCGGATTGGACTTCAAGGATATTACCTATACATTCCTTCGTGATTTTGAGCAATACTTAAGGGAAAAGGGCAATGCGGTCAATACGATAGCCAAGCACATGAGACAGCTCCGTACCTTGGTCAATGAGGCAATCAACCAGGGATATATGCACGCAGACGCTTATCCGTTCAGAAAGTACAAAATCAAACAGGAGAAAGGCAGACATGAGTTTCTTACCCCGGACGAGCTGAAGAAGCTGGAAACGGTCGAAGTGGAAGAGGAGTCCATGCGCCATATGCTCGATGCCTTCCTGTTCTGCTGTTATACCGGATTGCGCTATTCTGACTTCTGCCAGCTTACACCTAATAATTTCATTAGAATAAACGGCAAGCGGTGGCTGTACTTCAAATCCGTCAAGACAGGGGTGGAAATCCGTCTGCCGTTGCATCTGCTGTTTGAAAGCAGGGCATTGGGCATTCTTGACCGTTATCCGGATATCGGAAGTTTTGCCGCTTTGCCTTGTAACTCGGAAGTGAATAAGCAGCTTCGAAAGCTGGCCGGGTTGTGTGGTATCAAAAAACGGATAACCTACCATGTAAGCAGGCATACCTGTGCCACCCTGCTGGTCTATCAGGGAGTTGCGATTACAACAGTCCAGAAGCTATTAGGACATACTTCCGTCAAGACCACACAGATTTATTCGGAGGTGCTTTCCGGCACCATTGTGCGTGACTTGAAAAACGTTCAAAGGAAAAGGAGAAAAGTAAAGATATTTCCCGATAAGGGCTTAGAAACATCTGATTTTATAGACAACCGGTAGATTTCATGAATCCTATTTGTTTTCTATTAATATTGTAACTCTTTAAATTTTCCGGATGATGGAATATTGCTCCTGATTATTTTTTTCAATATGGATTGAATATGGAATAGTTTTCACTATCTTTGCAGAGTAACCAGGAGCTTGATGGCAATAAATATTGTCATCAGGCTCTTTTTTTATTGTCATATCATGGCAATGGATTTAAGTAATCCTGCAACAATGGCGCAAGTAAATAGACATATCTTTGGAACAATATATTTTATAATCAAGACAAAGTAATGAAAGACGTAATTTACAATTTTATCAACGAGCACATGATGATACACATTGTACTGATAGCCCTGTGTATCGCCGCCACTATCGGCGCTATGTTTGTGGATCTGGTCTCAGGAATAATGAAGGCCAAACAACGCGGGGAGGCAAGAACATCCACTGGGTATAAGAAAACAGCTATCAAGGCGAAGAAGTATTTTACTCCATTCATAGAGTTGTGCTTCATCGATTTGTTATGCTGTGTGGCTATTCCTTTTCCTGTATTCTCAATGATCTGGACGGGTTATTGTATTTTTTGTGAGTTTAAATCGGTTCGTGAAAAATCGTGGGAAAAAGCGGAGTTACGCAAGGCTGAGAAAACAATGAGTGTGATCATCGAGAATAAAGATGATATCGCTAGGATAGTGGCAAAGGTCTTGTTTGACGAAGTGCAAAAGACGAACCGGCAGGATAATAAAAAACCGGTCTCGCCAGACCGGTACAATTGAGTTTGGTTTACCCAGAAAAGCACGTTAAGTCTACTGCAAAAATAACAATATTTTTTATAACCAAAGAAAGAGGAGGAAAAGAAAAATGGCTGACGTAAGAAAACTTGCCCCGTTTATTCTGAAATGGGAGGGCGGTTTTGTAAATGACCCTGACGATTTGGGTGGGGCTACCAATATGGGAGTGACTATCGGTGCATGGAAATCGTGCGGCTATGACAAGGACGGTGACGGTGACATAGATGTGGATGACCTACATCTGCTTACTCATGAGGATGTTGTTAACCGTGTTCTCAAACCGCATTATTGGGACAGATGGAAAGCTGACGAGATTAAATCCCAATCAGTTGCTAATATATTGGTTGATTGGGTTTGGGCATCCGGTACGCACGGAATTAAGATTCCTCAACGCTTGCTTGGTGTTACGGTGGATGGCATTGTAGGTCCCAAGACCATTGCCGCGGTGAATGCCAAGAATCCGCGTGAGTTGTTCGACATGATCAAGATTGCACGGTTTGATTTCATCGAAGATATTTGTCGTCAGTGTCCGACCAATAATAAATTTAAGAGAGGCTGGATGAACCGTGTAAATGACATTGCCTATGTTGGCTAAGGTTATGAACTGGGTAAGCCGGCACATCATATTACTGGCTCCTTTTATGTGTCTGTTCCTGCTGTTTGCCTGTGGTAGCTCGCATAAGGTTGTCAAGTCCGACACGGAAGTAATCAGGAAGGACAGTGCCAGCGAATCGGTCAACATCGTACATGGATCAACCACCTCTTTGAGTGAACTGATTACCACTAATGGCAGCTATGTAATTGATTTCCGTATTTATGACACAAGAAAACCGTCCGACAGCCTGACCGGGAAACCTCCATTACTGGCAGATGGGCATGTAGAAGGTGATTTTAATAAAAAGGAGGATAGACAAACGGTGGCAGCCGATACTACGAATGTCAAAACTGATAAAAAAACTACTTCCACCAAACATGAGGAAAACAAGACTGAAGAGGTAAAGGATAAAAAAGAATCCACGCTGCCTGAACAAATAGGCTTTGCTTGTGTTTGTGTAGCTGTTTTGCTTGTCGTCATGTTGGTGGTACGAATATATTGGCGCAACAGACAATCTTCATCATAAGACTTTAAATTTATAAATTTGAATTTCCCCGGCTCGTGATGAGTCGGGGCGTTTTATTAATACAATTTATATCGAAAATTATATAGCAAAAAATACAATTTCCTAATTAAATTATATACCTAATTGGAAAATGTTTTTTTAGAAGTACATATTGTACCTTCATACAATAACGAATAACGACATTAGCTGCAACTAGAAAAAAATGCAGCTAGTGTCGTTATTATTTTTACTACTATTATTGTTTTTTCCCTGTACCATCACAAAAACTACAAATACCATCAGTACAATTAGGACACTTCATGTATTCATTTGTAAGGGGGTTTAAAACAAGCTTCCTACCATTGCATGTCCAACATTTACCAAATCCATGACAATGCGGACAATCAGGTTGATATGTGTTTACCTTATTATCATATGAGTCATTCTGATTCTTATTTGATGTAACATAAGGTACGTTATTTGAAAAATTATTTTGATTTTGGTAATTAGAACTTACAGAAGCTGATTGTTCCAAAGATTGATTGGATGAAACTTGCATCCTTTCAATAAATTCATATATAGAATTTTCTGTTTCAAAAATCAGATTATCATTTTCTTTAATGTAAAAATATCCATCATCATTTTTTCGTTCATAGCAAGAATAACCATTTCTTTTCGAATTACAATCGTATCTAAATAATCCTATAATTAAATGATTGTCATATTTTGATACATCGTAACTTATTTCATCTGAATTAATCCATCGATTTTCACTCTTGCTATAATATTTTTTACAGATGTATTTTTTTCTCCATATAGGAGTAGGAAAACGGACAACTTTATTAATTTCATTCATATACATATAAAGAAGTTTTTCTTCTTTTTCATCTTTTACGCCAAAGGAGCTATAATCAATATCATTTTCATCGTTTCCCTTATCTGTATATGTTATATAGGAGTATAGAGGTTCTATAAATTCATTCCCATCTTCATCGCAAGCACCGTAATATTCTCCTTTTGCTACACAATAATAAAACCTTTCATTTGAAAGTTCTTCTCTTATCATACCAGTATATCCCCTTGATGTTGGTATTAATTCCATACCTTCTTTTGTATAAGCCCCCCATATTTTTTTATCAGTGACAACCGTGAATAAGTTGGGGAATATACCATAACATATACTTTCATAAAGTGCAGGAATAATAATCTCCTTGTCTTCATTTAATGCTCCACATTTTCCATTAATTTTATATCTATACCAAAACCATGAAGACGAAGCGTTTTGTTCTTCCACTTTTTGAATCATGTCATAAACAACAGTATCTACTTTCTCAGCCATTGAAATAACTTCATTTGAATTTATATAGTTTGATTTGTTGTTGCATGAAGTTAATAACAAAGATCCCCAACAAATTCCTAACTTTATATATATATTTATACTTCGATATATATGTAAGCATTTTTTTTGCTTCTGATATAGTTCCATAAAATGAGATAAAATTTTCATTGAGCTTATATAATTAATAAGTTGCCAAACCACAATCTATATAGCAAGTATGATATACCACGAATTATTCACAGATCAATTGTATTATTAAGTCATTCCTTCAATGACCAAATATAATCACTAAGTTGTCTTTCTGTTCCTGTGAAAGAAGAAATATGCATCGACTTTTCCATATCCCATGCATCATAGATTATTATACAATCTTTTATGTGATATATATTATCTGCCGTGTCCACTCCGTTATATATGTTACCAGCAGATATATACATTTTACTGTTACTTATATTTATGGGAGTTACATTCGGAGTCCAAGCACTAAAATGCTTAACGCTAACATTTGAAACATTAACTTCTTTCACTCCCTTCTCAAAAATAAGATTCAAGCTATAATCATATTGCTCCGAGAAACCATCAACATTAGTAAGATCAAGAATATTAACCCTATGGCGAAAGGAAAGACGACCTAAAGGCTTTCCACACTGATCAACATGTACAGTTTCTATATATCCACCATCACGATAGTCATATACTCCAACATCAATACCACTAATATCATTGCCTGAAGGACGACTGATATTTTTAATCTTTATTTTTTTTATCTTTGGAATGTAGACACTGATCCCTGGACAATCACTAATATTAATTTCATTCACTGTAGCATTTACCCCATGTATAATATTATAGCTCCATTCAGGATCATATGAACTAGAATAATTCATACAGCCAATTTCTACGTCTCTTTCATCCTGCCCACTTATATCTCTTTGAATAGTTAAACCACCACGCAAAGAAGATACATTCAAATTTCCAAGTTTTCCATCTTTAACATAAAAATCAGTATGGCCTTTACAAGAAACCATGTTTATATTCTCTCCATTTCCAGGTAGCCCCACCTGAAGTCCTCTGTAAGGAGGATTTGTCCAATTTTCTAATGTTAATGAACTAATAGGATTATCCCCTAAAAGTAAGGAAGTGACATAATCACAATTCCTAAGTATAGCATCACCACTTAAATTATTTGCTTCTAAGGATAATTTTACAGGTCCTTGTTCATCTTCAATTCCGTACCAATCTAATAAATCAGCCTCTTTTAGCCATCCTTTATTATTAATCCAGTTATCTCCATTAGTGCTGTTATAAAACTCCTCCAAACTTAAGTATTGATTTTTTTCTATTGTAAATGTCTTAATATCTCCATAATATATTTCTGTTCCAATCTTTACATAAGCACAATAATTGTAGGCACCTTCGGAAAGATCTGATAATTCTACAGAATATATCGAATTATTAATATTGTGAGATACTATATGGTTTTCATTTATTTTAATACCGTATTCCACTTCTGAAAAATCGTCCATGCCCTCCAATTTGCCAAAACATATAACATCAGTCTTTTCAATAGAAGCATTTCCTGTCATAACATTGATTTGTGTATCTCCATAAAATTTCGCTTCTTTCATTATTTTACCATCTACATTATAAAGTCTTGCATATAATGTATCTTTAAAAGAAGTGGGAATCCATTCTACAGATACCTGCCCATGATCAACTATGCCATATTTTGAAGAAAGTTCCCCTTTTCCTTCAAATTTAACAATCTGACGAAGGATAGTAGGAATACTTTTATTGAGAATTGAATCCATATCATAAACTTCAAACTTTACGGTATTAGGAACATTTTTTTGCACAGATTTTGACGTAGAAGACACGTAACGAATATCATAAGGAGAATGATAAATACATTTATCAAATACGTTCATATCACCTGTTGAAATATTCTTGACTTCGTGTCCTACAAACATTAAGCTTAATCCAGCCCTAGCATCTAATCCTACATAATTAGAAAGATCCCATGCACAAAAATCTTTTGAAGAAGACAATAATTCTTCATAAAACCCTCCATGGATACTCGTCCGCATATAGGGTCTGATATCAAAGGACGGCCCTAATAATTCATATAAGATAACTCTTATACGTGGGTATAGCCATACCTTCCCATTCATATCCCCTTTCCCTTTCATTGTCGGATAAGTTACACTAAGTTCATTTTTAAAGTCTTTAACAGGGCCAAGTCTATCATCAGATTGATTCCACTTAAAGCCTAGTGTACCACTGGCTTTGTCAGTGAATCCCATATAAGCACTGATTTCACCATCTAAACTAAACGAAACCGCACGATATACATCTGCATTTAATGATACTTCAACAGGTACTCCAAATACAGAAAAAACAACTCTAATTTTAGGTAGATATTTACTCAATTCTTTTATACGTTCATCATTATCACATGTATATTGATGCCATGCATCAAGTCTGAGCTGCTGGTTTGTTTCAAAACGCCCTTCTATATTTGCAGCAATAGACAGGGCTTTGCTCCTGTATTGTTTTTCTATATCATCTTTCACTTCTTGAAGTGTTCGCCCACTAAAACTTAAGGTCATGTTTAAATCAATATCAATATGAAAATCAGATTTTTCCAGATAAATTTTAAACTTTGGATGATCATATAAAACACGACCTTCAAGTTCATCATTGTTCCATTTCCACAAATTACCCGTCAAATGCGAAGGAGAGCTTGAATTCATAAAATCATATTCCTTCCATTCTCCATCTATGTCCAAGAAAGATATTTTTTGAGGAAGCATTACATTTTTGCTTGAATTCCTTGCAGATTCTCCTCCGGTTGATAACGTAAATTCTGTGTTGGCGAATATATCGCATAAATCACCCTTTCTAGCTTCTATACTTATTTTACCATTATCACGTTTTAACTTCTTTACAATAACAATATAACTTGCCGTATCAGCATCAATTGTAAGTATCGAGCCCGGTTTTAAGTTTTCAGTTTCAGACGAAGCATCAAATGAATATCTTCCATTCTCTTCATCTATCTCATGTAATTTTGTTTTCTCCCAATCTATAGGTACATAATCAGGATTAACAACATCATCTTCATATTTTTCGGGAGGAACTTCCGGTTCTTCTTTTTCAGGAAGAACTTCTTCCGGTGAATCGGAAGAACAGGCATTAAAAGTAAACGACAGCAATAATGCCATCAAAACGAAATACATTTTTTTCTTCATATTGCACTTTTTAATAATTATTTTAATAAGTGCGAATATATTAAAATAATTGAATAAATCAAAACTGCTCTATGTAGTATATACGCTATAATACATTATTAAGGAGTTAAAAGTAAAAAAACAGGGATTATTCAGTTTAAACTGAACTAGAATATTTTTATCCTCTCATAAAATCATAATATGTATTTTGGGCAATTTAGGATATAATGAGTCCCAAAAGAAAAAAAAATAAGGCAGCCGAATAAGCTGCCTTTTCAATATCCTTCTGGAAACTTTCTTTACTTCACTGCAAAACATACAGATACTTCACTAAGTTTACCCTTATGCAGTTGATAAACATAACATTCTACCATGTCCCCTTTAAACTCTTGAAGTTTACTGTTTAAAAATCGATTTTTTTATTTATTTTGTAGCTAAATAAAGATATTTATTCATAGAACAAAAATATAAAAGTGTGCAATTGGTGTGCAGTTTAAAATATTTA